TTTTAGCTAAGCTAAGGAACTTAAAAGGCGAGTTGGATCTATACGCCCGTGATATTAAATATCAAATCGATTACGAAGATTTCAACGAATTATCAAATTAACAAATCCCGGGCCTACGGGCCCATTTTAAAATAAACAATATGCAAATCAATTTAAGAAATATGCGAAGCCCAAAGGGTAAAGAAGTGCCAAACCAATTTATAATAGGAACGCCCGAGGGCCAATATTTTCAATCCTATAAAACGATGATAGCGCACAAGGATAATAACGGCAATGTCTTTTTAGATAAAAAAGCTTGGGATTATAGCCGAACAACAAGCCGGTATCGAAACCAATTTTTAGGCGAAACTACCGAGCAATGTAAATATCAAATAGAGATCGGTAATTATAAACTTGTAAATCTAAACTAATGGCAGAGAAAGAAAGTTTTTATATCGGCCAAACTGATACGATTTGGGGTGGCGATTGCGGAGAAGTTTATATTGCAGACGGCGAAAAAGTTTTGGTGTATTATGCTAAACAACTTTTAGACGATCTTCCAAGCCTTTATGAATTTGCCCTACGGGAAGTAAAAAGCGAAGAAGAATACAAGCGTAAAAAGTGGCTTGATTTTGCTAACAAAATAAAACAAGATTATAAGAAAGATGAATAACGAAATAATCGTTGTTGGTAATGGTGGCTCGATCCTTGGTAAAAACAAGGGCCGGGCCATCGACAATTATAACGAAGTTGTAAGGTTTAACAATTACCGGATCCAAGGGCACCAAGAAGACGTTGGCACCAAAACTACAATTTGGTTTACTTGTAATTGTAACTTGGCAAAGGTTGATTGCGATTATAAAGAGATCTATTTTCATTCTTGGGAATGGGATCGTAATAAATGCGCTTGTTATAACACGATCAAAGAACGCCACCCTAACGTAAAACAAACACATAAGAAGCACGTTGAGTATCTAAAGAGGGTAATACCCCACTATCCGCATAAAGGTTTCTCTACGGGCCTTATATCAATTATAATACTTTTAAAGAGATATAAACAATTAGATCTAATCGGTTTTGATTGGGGCCTTGGATTACATCGGCATCACTACGGAGATAACGAGCCCCGGGGAACTTTACACCAACCGGATTTAGAACACGAATACATAATGCAATTACACCGATCGGGTAAAATAAACTTTCTTTAATTAAAAATAAATACAAAAATTCGTTAATATAATATGAAGATGAAATTTTCAATACCAAATAAGCTATCTGAAATAACTTTAAAGCAATACCAAAAGTATTTAAAGCTTTTAGAAGACAACCCCGACGAGGGAATAAATACAACATTTGTTAAAACCAAAATGTTAGAAATCTTCTGTAATATACCTTACGCCGATCTACACCAAATAAGGGTTAGAGATATTGACGAAACCGTGCAAATTATATTTGATACGCTTGAAAGCGATCCGGGGTTGCCAAGTACATTTAAAATGGGAGATCTTGAATTTGGGTTTATACCTTCACTTGAGGATATGACTTTTGGTGAATACGTTGATCTTGATAGTTATATTGGCGATTGGAAGCAAATGCAAAAAGCTATGGCCGTTTTATATCGGCCGGTTAAAGCTAAAATGAAAGACAAATATTTGATTGAAAAATACCGGGGTGATAACTTCCACGACATTATGGTAAATATGCCACTTGACGCCGTGTTCGGATCGATAGTTTTTTTTTATCATTTAGGGATCGATTGTTCGAAAGGTATGATGAATTATTTGGAGGATCAAGCGAACAACACGGAATTAAGCAAGGCTTTGGAACAAAATGGGGTTGGTATCAGTCAATATACGCACTTGCTAAAGGAGATATTAGGAGATTTAAAAGTATCACTAAACTAAACGTAAACGAATGCTTAACAATGCTAACTTTCTTGAAAGATAAAGCCGAGGTTGAAAGCAAATTAATAAAACAAAATTTTAAATAAATGCCGAATTATAATCTACAAGAAAACGCCGGATCCATTGCTTATCATAGGGTGCTTGATGCTTGTGCCGAGAAGCTACAAGCGATGAAATATGTTAATACCGTGACAACCGGAGATCTTTTTGAAATAGATCTAAACAAACGAACTATATTTCCGTTGGTGCATATGATTGTCAATAGTGTGAATATGGGTGGGGATAGCGGAACGTTATTGTTCAATATTACTTTTATGGCTATGGATATTGTAAACGAATTTAAAGGCAATGATACGATTGAAAAACCTTTGCTTATGGGCGAAGATAATGAGCAATTTGTTTTAAACAATACGCTGACCGTATTAAATAAGCTTAATGAATTTTTATACAGAGGAAGCCTACACGATCAAAATTTTGAAATTAAAACGGCCGGATCTTGTCAGCCTTTTTTCGATCGCTTTGAAAACCGATTAGCCGGTTGGAGTTATACGGCTGATATTTATGTTACTAATAATCTTGATATTTGTTCCGGAATATAATGGCAAGAAAGAAACCGAAATATCCAAGAACTTTAAAATACCTAAGACAATATAAAGCCGAGGTTGTTGCTGAAATGCAAAAGAACTTAGAACAATCAAACGCTTCCGGGAGATTATCTAAAAGCATAAAAGCTTCAAGAACGTCTATTGTAGATGACAATATTAATTGGTATATCGAAATGGAAGATTATGCCAAGTTTGTGGATCAAGGGGTAAAAGGTGCCGATCCGAATGGGATCTATAAAAACAACGATAACAAGCAAGGTGTACAACGGGCCCCAAATAGCCCGTATTCATTTAAAAACAAAATGCCACCGCCAAGCGCGTTGGATAGTTGGGGAGTAAGACGGGGTATAGCGCCAAGAGATAGCAAAGGAAGATTTGTTCCAAGAAGATCGCTAAATTTTGCGATTGCCAAAAGTATATTTCATCAAGGTTTAAAACCTACATATTTTTTAACTAAAACTTATTCAAAATATTTAACACCCGAATTTGAAACCGAATTAATGCTAAACTATTCAAGAGATATTGAAGATCAATTTAAATAACCTATGTCACTAACAACAATAAAACTACGAAGCCCGTATTACGTTAAAACACAACCAACCACCAATACGCATTATGTCGCTATTGGATTGAGATTTTGGCAAGGGGCCATTAGCCCGATCCCGGGAACATACGATTATAACCTAACAAAGTTTTCTGTTGATAATCAAGATTTCGTTATTTTTGAAATTGCAAGTTTGGCAAGAGATTATTTGAAAGTTAAATACTCGGGCACAAATACAGAAGATCTTGCGGTTTGGATGCGGTATGATTATACGGCCTTTGATATTAATGGGGCCCAACTTTATAGCTTTGGCGAAACATTAATTGGATCCGACGGGTACACCGAATTTGAGGATAATCTAAATTACTTGCCAAGCTTACAAGACGTTTTAATAACAAATCGTTGCTTACAAATACCGGTTGATGAACGAACTTGTATTCCGGTAAACGGGTTTAATACCACGGCCGTAAAGTTTTATTCCGACGGTATGTTAGTTAAAAATCAAGGGATCGTATTTAATGAAACCTCGGCAAATGCAGTTTTAAATGTTTGTTATGAAGTTATACCCGATGATTATTACAACCGGGTAAACGCATTAGTTGGTGGATCTTCAATAAGATCTATTTGTGTTGATAGCTTTTACGGAAGCACCGATTATGGCGATGTGGATACGATCGTTGTTGATAATCAAGATCCGACAATTTCAACGACAATATCTGTAACCCGAACAAGGGAATGTAAATACCCGATCCACAAATTATCATTTGTAAATAAATACGGGGCCGTGCAAGATTTGTTTATGTTTAAAAATAGCAAACAACAATTAAAGGTTTCGGATAAAACGTTTAAAAGAAATTTACTAACCGAAGCTTCATTTAGCTACGATACAACCGAACACCAAAAACGAACGATCCTAAAACAAGGTAATAAATCAATCGTTTTAAATAGCGGTTTTGTTAATGAATGTTTAAATCCGGCGTTTGAAGAATTGTTCCTTTCCGAACAAGTATGGCTAACGGACGATACAAGCCAAATAAGGCCCGTCTATTTGTCTGACAAATCATTTAAGTATAAAACCCACTTGAACGAAAAACAAATCAACTACACGCTTAATTTTGAATTTGCTTACGATCAAATAAATAACATAAGATAGAATGCAAGAATTAATATTGTATATCAAAGAGGGTTTAGACGCTTCTGACAAATATGTCAAGGTGGATTTATATTCCGATGAGGTTGTAAATTTAACGGCTAAGATCCAAGACGTTAAAAATATTGAGAAGATCTTCACGGATTTTACAAAACCATTTACGCTACCGGCTTCAAAAAAGAATAATAAATTATTTAAGCATTGGTACAACCCGGATATAAACGGCTTCAATTCTAATTACAAACCCGATGCTTTGATTGAGTTAAATTATCAACCATTTAGGAAAGGGGTAATAAAGCTAAACGATGTTAAACTAAAAAACGGAAAGCCCGAATTTTATTCTATAACTTTTACCGGTAATACGGTCAATTTAAAAACCTTTTTAAGAGAAGAACAATTAGAGAGCCTAAGTTGGTTAGATAATTTCAGCCAAGTGTCAAGTAGTAATGGCGTTTTAGGTTCACTAAAGCAAGGAAATAGTGTTACTGTAGACGGGGTTTTATACGATAAAGCGGTTGCAATTCCTTTGGTATCTCATACGCAAAGATTTATATTTAATAATACATCGTATTTAAGTAACCCGTCAAATATTGCTTGGAATTCTATTGGAACGGATCCGACGGTATCAAGCCGAGGTGTTTTCCCGGAAGATGTTAAGTATGCTATAAAGGTTTTTGTGATCTTAAAAGCTATTGAAAAGCGATTTAGCACGGCCAACGGGTTTAGGAAGAACATTATATTTAGTCAAGACTTTTTTTACGCTACAAATCCGGCGATTGAGAAGCTTTATTTATGGTGCCATAGAAGAAAGGGTAAAGCGATCGGCCCGGGTACAAGACAATTAACGGGTTTTTCAGAAACTTGTACAAATATTATTCCGGGATCTTGTGCCGAGATAACAAGTCCAACCGGCCAATGGCAATTTGGTAATTGGGATTATGCACAAGGTAACTTATTTTGGTCGCCGTTACAATCCACGGAGGTTGTTACGTTTAAAATAAAGATTATCCCGGGTGGAAACTTTACAAGCACGTTATACGATCTTTCAATTCTTGAAGATTTCAATAGCTCAAATCCCGTTTCATTATCATCATCAACAAATTTAACCGGGGTAAACGAAATTAGCGTAACGTATAATAATTTTGGGGCCGGTAATACATTTAGCGTTTTTGACGCTTTTAATATTTATGGGAACGTATCTTCATTAAACGATTTTGAGTTTCAAATGCAACCTACGATCGAATGGCAAAAAGAAGATCAATTTGGGATAACAAGAAATTATGCATCGGCGTTTCCGTCGGTACAAACAAATTTAGATCTTTTAACAGACTTTATTCCAACCGATCAAGTACCTAAGATCAAGGTAATTGAATTTTTAACCGGGTTGTTTAGAATGTTTAATTTGACGGCTTATGTAGATGATTTTAGCGATGAAATAATTATACAACCATTAGATGAATTTTACGCTTCAAGCACAAAAACTTTCGATCTAACCGATTTAGTAAATTCAAGCGATCACCAAGTAAACGAGGCTTTACCTTTTACCGATATTGAGTTTAAATATAAAGATCCTAAAAGTGTTTTAGCAACCGAATTTAGCGAGATAAATAACCGAAAATACGGCCACCTTAGTTATTCGGCGTCAGCTACAAAAGAACAAAAATACAATATTGAATTACCTTTTGAGAATATGTTATTCGAAAGGTTAAGCGGTTCAAGTACCGGAGGATTTACAGATATTCAACAAGGAACTTATATTACCGACGATCAAAACCCGGCTTTTGGGGCACCAATTTTATTTTATATTCATCAAGTAGATATTACAAACGACAAAATCAATTTTGTTAATACTTTTAGGCCACCGGAGGGTGATCCGGTAACACCGGGAACAAACGATGCTTTGAGTACTGTAATGATACCGAGCAATGCGAGTGAAGTAGGTACATCAACAACGGCCCCGGCTTTTAATATAAATTTCGGATCTGAAATAAATAGCTATACTTTTACCGATTATAGCGGAAATAATAATTCCTTATTTGATAAGTTTTATGTAAATTATATTAGATCGGTTTTTGATCCACGAAATAGATTATTCAAATTTAAGGCTCAATTACCTTTAAACTTTTTGTTAAAATTTAAACTACAAGACAAGATTTTAGTAAGGGATCGTGAGTTTCATATAAATTCAATTAACGCTAATTTACAAACCGGGCAATCAACTATTGAACTTATAAATCTCTTTGATCTTGATATTAATAATGCGATCCCGATAACGACAACAACCACGACGACGACAACCTCGACAACTACGACAACAACCTCAACGACAACAACAACGTTGCCACCTACATTTAATTATAGGGTAATCGAGTTAGACGCGAGTTGTAATCAAACCGGGGATCCAATAGCTTTACAAAGCAATTCAGCTTTAACAATCGGGCAAATCGTTTCGTTAAACGAGCTTGGTGGTTGTTGGGAAGTTTTAGCGCCAACGGGTGCAACGGGCACGGTAACGATAGCGGAAGAATTTATTGATTGTGTTACTTGTCAAGGAAATATCACGACAACAACGACAACCGAGGCCCCTAAATATTATTATATTGCTCAACAATGTTTTACAACTACGGAATATATTGTTTGGTCTAATCAAACGTCTGAAATAGGCGAAATTATATCCTTTGATTTAAACGGGGTTGAAATTTGTGCTACGATTATTTCGAATACAACCGAACAAACGCCTAATTATTATTTCGATACTTCGGGTTATGCTAATTGTAATGAGTGTTTAGGGATCACGACAACGACAATACCACCCACAACCACCACTTGTATAAGTGGATCTATAGACGGATTTGTTTTTTGGAACGAATTTGAACGTTTTGATAATGGTACTTTTAGTTTATATCCGAATAAATTTGCGGTTATGACTATAAGTATTGGTGTAGGTAATGAAAGCGTAAATTGTAGCACGGCCTTTGGTAACTTTCTTTTATCCCTTGTTGGCGGTGGTAATTCATTAATATTAAACCACGATAACCCACAAAATTACCCGGTACCAATGGCTACCAATGGTTTCGCGGCGAGTTGGGGTAATATAGGTGGCGATCCGATCGGCAATGATGGATATAAAGAATATGTCTATTATTTAGCCGGTAATCCGTTAGGAGATCCTATAAAGGTTTATAATTGGCAATTAGACTTAAATCAAAACCCAACCGGTTGCGATGAATATAACGGAAACGCCGATATGTCTGTTGTATGTTATGATTATCCTAATGTGGTAAATTCAAACGCTGATTTCTTTCAAGCCGTCACGCAATTCGATACGCAAACAAGATCTTTTGAACTTGTAACGGGTACACAATTTTGTAAGCTAAGATTAGTCAGCACCGGGGTTTTAGTAGGTGCAACCGGGTTTAGTTGGGCTCAATTAACCTATGTTTTACGTAAAGACGGGGTTATTTATCGACAAGGCGTTTTTGAAGTAGATGGGCCTTATGGCGGTTATGGTAGCGTAAATCAAAAAGAGCAAGATATAATCCTAAATGGGGATCAAGGCGAAGATGGTATTTACGAAATCACAATCGAGTTAGAAATGACAACACACCCACTAAATCCACCACCTTACGCAACGGCAAGTTTTGAATTATTTACCCCGGCACCAACTTTAAATTAATATGATATATTTAAGCGCTCAACCCGATAGCCTATATTTTGCTTGGCAAGTGGAAACTATGTTAACTAATTTTATTGATAAAGGGATCGATCCGAATAACGTTCACGTTGTGGTTGGATATACGGGTAATAACGTTAGCAGAGAATTTGTTAAATTAAAAGCTAAACACACGGAAGTTAATTTTGGGTTTATAAAAGATATTAGGCCCTTGAATAATTATATTTCTTCCGTAAGGCCTTTTATATTAATGAAATATTTTCAGAAGAATTGGCAATTAAAATACAAAACTATTTTTTATCACGATTGCGATATCTTGTTTACAAGGAAACCGGATCTTAATATTTTTAAAAAAGATGAGGTTTGGTATCAATCGAATACAAACGATTATTTAAATCACAAATACGTTAAATCAAAAGGCGACGATGTTTTGCAGAAAATGTTAAATATTGCGGAGGTTGAAGAAGATCTATTTAAAAGAAATATGTTTAGCTCGGGTGGGGCTCAAACAATAATGAAAAATGTTGATTGGGTTTTTTGGCAAAAGGTTTATATTTTAAGTGAAAAATTATTTACTGAATTAACAGAATTAAACCGACAAAAGGTAAAAGAAGATCCAACGCACCACGCATTGCAAATTTGGTGCGCTGATATGTGGGCCCTTTTATTTACGGCTTGGAAATTAGGCCACGAAACAAAAGTAGATAAAATGTTAGAATTTACTTGGGCTACGTGCCCGGTTTCTAAATGGCATAAAAATTTAATTTACCACAACGCCGGAGTTACTCACCAAAACAAGAATTTATTTATGAAGCAAAATTTTACAAATAAACTTCCATATTTCGTTAATATAGATATAGATCGAACAAAGGCCAATTCTAAATATTATGATTTAGTAAAAACTTTAGGTAAAAAAACTTGTTTAAAATGATAGCAGATATAATTGAAGCACTAAGATACGATTTTAAAAGCGATAGCGAGTATGTGGCGATTGCAAAAGGAAAAAACAAATTACCAACCACAATAAAAGAGGGTTATAACGAAATAAAGGAATTATGGCAATCGAAAAAACAATAGACGTAAATGTAAATTTAGGCGATGCTACTAAGCAACTTGAATTTCTTAATGGCGAACTTGAAACCGCAAAAGATATTACGGCCGAATGGGAGAAAGAATTATTTGATTTAGAAAAACAATTAAAAGCCGTACCTAAAAATAACCTTGCGCAACAAAAGAAATTGCGCGATGAAATTACCAAACAAAAGGATCTTATAAAAGAACAAAAGTTTGCGGTAAAAGATCTAACAAAAGCAAGGGGTAAAGCTAATGAGGTTGTTAAGAATGCTACTAAAAACCAAGCTGACTATACCGGGGCAACGGGCCTTGCGGATAGGGCAACCGGTGGTTTATTTGGAAGCGTTAAAAACCTAACCACTTCACTAACCTCGGCAACCAAAGGATTTAATTTTTTAAAGATCGCAATTATTGGATCGGGTATTGGTGCTTTAGCTTTAGGTATCTTGTCTGTTGTACAAGCTTTCAAAAGATCGGAGGAGGGGCAAAATAAGTTTGCTAAAATAATGGGCGTTATAGGGGCCGTTACGGATCAATTCTTAGATGTATTAGCAAGTGTTGGGGATAAAATCATAAGTGTATTTTCGGATCCTAAACAAGCGATAATTGATTTGAAAGATCTTATTATTGAAAATATTACAAACAGAATAACCTCGTTAATTGATACGTTTGGATTTTTAGGAAGCGCAATTAAAAAAGTATTTAGCGGAGATTTTTCCGGGGCCTTAAAAGATGCAAAAAAAGCCGGATCTTCTTACATAGATACTATGACCGGTGTCAAAAATACGATCGATAAAACTACCGAAGCCGTAAAAGAATTTGCTAAAGAAACTTTAAAGGAGGCAAATCAAGCCGGTAAGATAGCCGATAGACGCGCAAAAGCGGACAAATTAGAAAGGCAATTACTTGTCGATAGGGCCAAGGCTAATAGGGATATTGCCAAGCTAAGAGAACAAGCCGAGGATCGTGAAAAGTTTAGCGCCGAAGAACGTATAAAATTTATACAAGAAGCTTCTAAGATTGACGACGATATAACGGCTAAAGAAATTGCAAAAGTACGTTTAAGAGTACAAGCGAAGAAAGAAGAAAATGCCCTTGGTTTATCTACCAAAGAGGATAAAATGGAACAAGCCCAATTAGAGGCTGAATTGATCGCTTTAGAAACGCAAAGATTTTCAAAAAAGAGGGCGTTGACGGCAAGAACACAAGCTTTAGTGCGTGAGGCCCAAGCCGAGGAAAATAGAATAGCGCAAGAGAAAATAAACCTACAAAAACAAATAATTGAAGCGGAGGCAAACACGCTCGATGAAAAAAGGGAATTAGAATTACAAAAGGAGCAAGAAAAATACGATGCTTTAATTGAACAAGCAAAAGCCAACAACCTAAACACCGATGAACTTGAATTATCAAGGAATGAAAGGTTAGCCGAATTACGACAAGGTTTTGCAGATCAAGACGATGCAATTAAGAAAAAATCAGTTGAAGCCCAAGCCAAGTTAGATAAAGAGAAACTTGACAATCAAATAGCTACGATACAAGCCGAAGAAAGCAACAGACAATCACAAATACAACAAGTTGGTGGGGCTATAAATAGCTTACAAAGTATATTTAGCGCCTTTGGAGAAGAAAACAAGGCTTTAGCAATAGCCGGGATCGTTACAGAACAAGTTAGTGCGATCTCTAAGATCATATCTAACACCGCAGTAGCTAATGCAAAGTCGGTCGCGGCGACGCCATTAACGGGTGGTATGCCATTTGTTGCGATCAACAATATAACGGCCGGTTTATCAATAGCCGGATCCGTGGCCGGTGCCGTCAAGGCAATCGGAGATCTAAAAAGTAAAAAGAAATCCCCAAGTAGTGGATCGGCGCCAAGAGGGGCCGGTGGTGGCGGAGGATCAGCCCCGGCAGAAGCGCCACCGTCATTTAATATCGTGGGTGCAAGTGGCACAGATCAATTAGCGGAAGCGATCGGAGGGCAAACACAAGCGCCCGTTCAAGCTTATGTAGTATCTAATGACGTTACAAGCGCCCAATCAATGGAACGAAATATAGTCGAAAATGCAAGTATTTAAAAAAAAATCGTTATAAGAATATGGATATAATAGAATTAATATTAGACGAAGATCAAGACAATTTTGTGGAAGCCATAAGTGTTGTTGAAAATCCGGCTATAGAGGAGGATTTTGTGGCTCTTAAATCTCAAACATTTAAGTTTGAAAAGCAAGACGAGGAAAAGAAGATCCTTATTGGCCCAATTTTGATACCTAACAAGCCGATTTACAGACGTTCGGGCAATCGTGAGTATTATATCTACTTTAGTAGAGAAACGGTCAGAAAAGCGTCGCAGTTGTATTTAAAACAAAATATGCAACACAATTCGACATTAGAACACCAAATGGCTATAACCGGCTTAACGCTTGTTGAAAGTTGGATCTTAGAAGATAAAGAAAACGACAAATCCAATATGTACGGAATGGATCTTCCATTAGGTAGTTGGGTAGGCGCTATAAAAGTTGATAACGACGAAATTTGGAACGATTATGTAAAAACCGGAAAGGTAAAAGGTTTCAGTATTGAGGGTTATTTCGCTGATAAGGTACAAGCACCCGAGGATAAAGAAGAAGAATTATCAAAGGCTATTATCGGAGAACTTAAAAACCTATTAAAATAAAATGGCTTACGAAAACTTTAAAACGCCGAGTAGAACAAGCCCGAGGAACGGCCGACGTGGTTGCTTATGCGAGAACAATACATACCACGTGGATTGTTGCGACGGATCGTTACAAGCCCAAGGGATCGGAAACATTTATGGGATGCCACATTTATTAACCGAATTTGGTGATGATCTTTTACAAGAAAATTTTGGCTTAATAGGGATTGAGGGTGTTCCACCATACATTCCACCACCTTTGACAGAAGAAGAACAAGCGATTATTGATGCTGAAATAGAGGCAGAGAGAATAGAACGAGTTGATAATTGTTTTATGTCAAATCAAGATAGTAATAGTGGGCCGGATTACGCTAAACAAGAGGCTTATAAAATTGAAAGAAATCTAAATAATTTACCTAACAACAGTAGTTATTCAGACTATTGTAGAACAATTTAAAAATTATGAGTAATAAATTAATATCACAATTACCCGAAGTTACTTCTGTTGAAGATACGGATATAATACCAACTGTTCAAAATGGTGTTACAAGTAAAATCAAATCAAATATATTTTTAAACACTATTAAACCGGTGTTTACCGCTATTGATTATGGGTTAGATTTACCTTATCAAAGTCCAAACGGACAGATACCAACAGAAGCAGACACTTTAACAAAAATAAGTTTTGGTGCCGATCAAATCGATAATGTAAACGGAATAACACTAAGTACTGACGGATTAATTACGTTTTCAAAAAAAGGAACATATTTTGTAAAAGCTACTTTAAGTGTTGCAAGAGAGGGAAATGCGGGTCAAGGTGGCGAAAGCGCTATTGGTCTTGTTGCTGAACAAGATGGGACTAATAATTGGGGAACACAAATGATACTTTTACCTAATTACAAATCAACTCACCCTTTTGTTTGGGATATTATTGTTCAAATTACTGATATTAATGGTGGAAATAATTTATTAAGATTTTACCAATTTAGGGATAGTGGCTTATCTTTTGGTGCCGGAGCTAATGGTGGTGGTCTTTATTCAACACCAATTACCAACCAAAATATTGACAAACCTTGGGTTGCCGGATTACAAATATCAAAATTAGAATAATCGCTTAAACGCAAAATCAAATAAATAATTCGTTAAATATAAAAATTAAATTATGAGTGCAACTGATACTTTAAATTCAGTCCGAGCATTGTTAGGATTGGAAACAAAATTAGAACAAATGAAATTAGAAAACGGCACAATTTTAGAAGCTGACAAGTTTGAAGCCGATCAACCGGTTTTTATCGTTACAGATGATGAAAAAGTAGCTTTACCTATTGGATCCTATAAAATGGAAAACGGGTTTACCCTTTCAGTAGAAAAAGACGGTGTAATTGCTTCCTTAGAAGAAGTTTCTGACGAGGTTGAAGAAGAAGTAGAAACCGAAGAAGAAGAAAAAGAAATGGGTTATGTAAGCCGTGATGAATTTGAAATGGCTTTACAAGAGATCAAAAAAATGATCGATGATTTACGCCCGGAAGATGAAGAAGAAAAAGTTGAAGAAGAAGTTAAGGAAGAAGAAGTTGAGGAAGAATTGAGTAGCGAAACGGCCGAGTTAAAAGCAGAATTAAGCAAACCGGCGTCAGCACCAATTAAACACAACCCGGAAGCTTCAACAGAAAAAACGAGAAATTTTAAATTTGCTCAAAATCGCAAAAAAACGACTTTCGATCTTGTATTGGAAAAAATATCAAAAATTAAAAATTAAATAAATAGAAATTAGTTATGGCAACTACAACAAACATTACAACTACATACGCCGGAGAATTTGCCGGTGAGTACATCGGGAGTGCATTACTTTCCGGGGCTACTTTATCACAAGGATTGATTTCAATCAAACCGAATGTAAAAGACAAAGAGGTTATCAAGAAAGTTGATTATACATCAGCGATCGCAAACGCTTCTTGTGACTTTACACCAACGGGATCGGTTGATCTAACAGAAAGAATTTTAGATCCTAAAGAATTGCAAGTAAATCTTGAACTTTGTAAAACACCATTTCAATCGGATTGGGAAGCAGAAAGTATGGGTTTCAGCGCTCACGATAGCTTACCACCTAAATTTTCAGATTTCTTTATCGCAAGAGTAGGGGCCGATGTTGCCCAAGCGGTTGAGCAAAATATTTGGAGTGGATCGGCCGGGGCCGGAACATTTGACGGATTTACAACTTTATTTGCTGATGCTCAATTTGGTACTGACGGAGGAACAACGATTGTTCCGACTGCCGTGACTGCATCGAATGTTATCGCAGAACTTGGTAAGGTGGTAGACGCTATACCAAGCGCTTTATACGGCAAAGAAGATATGCAAATTTATATTTCTCAAAATGTGGCTCGTGCTTATGTTCGTGCATTAGGTGGATTTGGATCTTTCCTAAACGGAGAAAACAATTCCGGTGTTAATACACAAGGAACAATGTGGTATCAAAACGGAGGATCTTTATCTTATGATGGGGTTACTTTGGTAACGGCACACGGGTTAGCAGACGACAGAATGGTGGCTTCTCAAAAATCAAATTTATATTTCGGAACCGGTCTTCTTTCAGATCATAATGAAGTGAAACTTATTGATATGGCCGACATTGACGGGAGTAAGAACGTGAGATTTGTAATGCGTTATACGGCCGGTGTACAATACGGGGTTGCTTCTGATATTGTTTACTACGGAGCATAAAAATTAATAATAATTAGCAAGAAAGGGTGGGTAAAATAACCTACCCTTTTTTGTTTAAAAAAATAGAAAAACTATGAGTTGTTTACTAACATCGGGCCGAATAGAGCCTTGTAAAAAATCGGTTGGGGGCCTAAAGGCAGTTTATTTTATTGACTATGGCACATTAGGTGCTATTGCTTATGTAAACGCTTCAACCTCTGCAGAAATTGACACGGTCGCCGGTACACCGACGGCTTACAAATACGATCTAAAGGGAACATCTTCTTTTGAACAAACAATTAATTCTTCAAGAGAAAATGGAACTACATTTTACGATCAAACATTAAATCTTACGTTTAAGAAACTTGACAAAGATACGCACGATGAAATTGCATTAATCGCAGTAGCAAGACCGCACGTAATTGTTGAGGATAACAACGGAAATCTGTTTTTAAGTGGCTTAGAGCACGGGGCAGATGTGAATGGTGGTACGATTGTGACCGGGGCCGGAATGGGTGACTTAAGTGGCTATACTTTAACCTTGTTAGCACAAGAATTAGTACCGGCTAACTTTTTATCACAAGATTTAGCAACAACCGGTATCACGGTTTCTGCATCACAAATAAATCCATAAGATATAATTTGAATTAGTATTTAAACGGGGTGGCTTTAATTAGTCACCCTTTTTTTGTACAATTTATCGAACAGATTGCAAAAATTATCGTTTTGTTCGTTATTACA